TATCCATTGGCGCAAGGTAACTAAAGGCTTGTCAGGTGACTCCTATGGCCTTTTCTTGGACAAGGTAAGCCGACTCCCCAAGGGGCAAATGTGGCGACACAATCAAGCGGGCGACTTGGTAGGCAATGGCGACTCCTTGGACCTTCAAGCTCTTGCGTTGCTAGTCAAAGCGAACAAGGGGAAGCGTGGGTTTACTTACACTCACAAGCCCCTAACGACACAAGCGGAACGTGACGCTATCGCACAAGAAAACAAGGGCGGATTCACAGTTAATCTGTCAGGCAACAATCCTGACCATGCCGACTCCTTGGCAGATATGGGGATTGCACCTGTTGTTGTTGTTCTTCCAGCGGATGCAACGCAAAACACAACGACTCCCAAGGGTCGCAAGATTGTCGTTTGCCCCGCAACGCAACGCGATGATGTATCCTGCGCGACGTGTGGCCTATGCCAGAAACAACGCGACGCAATCGTCGGCTTTCCTGCTCACGGGACTAGCAAGCGCAAGGCGGATGCAATCAGCAAGGAGTCGGCACAATGACGGCCCGTCAGATACTAGAGTCCAGACTAGGCAAGCCGCTTGGCCCTATAGCTACAATGCCTAAAGACTTGCGTGACGCTATGCGACTCCTCGGCTTGCAACTAATCAAGGTGAGACAATGACAATCTATCTAGTCGCTGATCTATCCACTAACCCACACACACAAGGCCGCTACTGGCGAGTAACGGGTTGCTTCCCTAGTGTCATACACGCTACGCAATGGGCAGGCCGTGACTCGATTGTCACGCAATGGGAAGATCACAATCAGGCATATCTAGCTTATGACAATCGACGATTGCCAGATACGGGATATGAGATAGTTAATTGTTAAAGGGGGATTGATTCCCCCTCAATTCTTTTTTGTTGTTTCTTTGCAATGCCGCGATTGAATTACGTTATATTGTAACATGTTATATTGTAACGTTTATCTTTTCGATATGTCGGAACGGACATAACGGGGTGCGATTGATTCGCCTCAAAAGGCTGCCGAATCACCTCTCGGCCTAAAGATTTTGTCAAATAATCCTGTCAAGTCAATTATTTGCATGGTAGGCACATTTTTCCTATTGACGGGTAGGGTCCCTTGGAATTATAATGCGCGGGTTTGGGGAGGGTGGGTAAGCAGATACTTAGCCGAAATAAAAAATTTGAGTTAGGGACCAACTGTGACAAAAAAGACACACCTTCCCTGCCTAGAAAAATAAAAAAAATATTTTTGCACTTACCCCTTGACAAAAACCAGCATTACACCCACTTATAGAAAGGTCGTTTGCGCCCCGGTTGATACCTACAATGAACTACAACAACAGACTATGATAAGAGACTAGTGGAAGGAACGAGTATACTCCTTAATAGATATACTCTTCTATTAATACAATCCTCTTGACAGAGACTACAACCATGCTTATCTACAGGAACACATGATTAAGGTTTATGGAGAGGAACCTGACAAGATGACCTACAAAGGTTACACTATTGAACAGATCAAGTCCTTTGTTGATTATGATCCTGATAGTGGATTGTTCCATAGTAAGAAGACTAAGAAGGAACTTATCAATAGAGACTTCACCTACAGGGAAGAAGGTTCTAAGACTGTTACTTGCTTTAGACTAGCTAGAGTAGCAGTTATGTTTATGACTGATGACTACTTGAGTGACAATGATAGGATCACGTTTAAGGATGACAATCCTTACAATCATGCCTACTCTAATCTTGTTGTTGTACCTTACAAAGATGTGTATCAGAATAGACACAATAACCCCACTAACACTTATCTTGAGACTGAACATGAACACATCTATGTTGGTTCCTTGAATAAGTTGTTTGTTGTTAGAAGGGGAATTGATCAAGGTATCTACAGAACCTACTCAAAAGAAGAGGCTGTAGCTGTTAGAGATAGATGGATTGAATCTGGTAAAACTTTGCATGAATGGGATACGTTCTGTCCGAAATGGTTTAAAAGAATGACAAAAGAACAAGAAAGTGAAGAAATAATGCAACACTCTTAAGTTTTTTGTTGTTTACCCCTTGACAAGAACGAGCATTACAACTATATACACTCTCACAAGCCGCAACCATCACATTTCCTCACCTGAAAGCGTTTGTCTGAAAAGTGGATGCCGATGTGGCTTGTACTCAATTCTAAGAAGCCGAAAAAGGGTTTGTAGTAGGCTCTGAAAGCAACAATCAGAAACCCCGAAATACCCATTAAGATCGTCTGTAATTGTTGCTCAATAGGACCTGTCACGCCTAGCCGCCCAATAAGCGGAAATGCTGCGCACCCCGATGGGTCACTAGTTTCGGCTCTGCTATTAGCATCCGATTGTAGCCGCCAGTGACAAATATCCAATCCTCACTGGATGGTGGGTTTACGGTTATCCTTAAACCGTTACTATTCCCCGACAACGCTGATATGGCTCAACGGTAGAGCAACTGCCTTGTAAGCAGTAGGTTGTGGGTTCAACTCCTACTATCAGCACCATTGTTGTTTGTTGTTCAGCCGGAAGGGCAGAAATATGGCTGAGAAGCTGAAACACAATCTACACATTGCGACATACATCCGTAAGGCCATCAGGGCTGGTGTGTCGATGAAGGTTATCCTTGACAACATCCAGAAGTACGACAATGCCCCATCTTCGATGAACGGTATGTACAGTGCTTACAGGGAAGATATTGCATCTGCCCGTGCTGACATTCAAGAGGCTGTAGGGTCTGTTGTTGTTAATAAAGCCCTTGAGGGCGACATGAAAGCCGCTGAACTGTTCCTTCGCTCTAAAGCTGGTTGGAACCCGACGCTCAAGATTGAAGAAGTTGAACCCGACGAAGTTAAAGAAGATACTGCTGCTATTGATGATCTTCTTGCACTTCTTGGCCGAAAGAAAGCTGAGAAAGAGGAATGAGTAAAAACGGTCTTGCCATTCATGCCGACGATCTAAGGGCTATGGGCGAAGACCTTGAAACCATTCTCGCTCAACTCCCTCCTAATAAAGCAGAAGAGCTTCTCTACAAATGGGAGTTTTGGGCTAGACCCCAACAGATTGCTCCCGAAGGTGATTGGAACACTTGGTTCATCAATGCTGGTCGAGGGTTTGGTAAGACCCGTGCTGGTGTTGAGTGGGTCCGTAGTTTGGTGATGAAGGGGTACAAGCGTATCGCCGCTATCGCTGCTACCAACTCCGACATTGAACGAGTTATGATCAACGGTGAATCCGGTTTTCTTGCTCGTTGTTGGAAGGGTGACAAAGATCGCAAAGGTCGTCCTCTTGGTAAACCTACATGGTCTCCAACAAAGCGTCTCTTGACTTGGGAGAATGGGGCCTACGTCCAATTCTTTAGTGCAGAAGAGCCTGAACGTCTTCGTGGTCCTCAGTTCGAGGCTGCATGGTGTGACGAGCTTGCTGCATGGAATAGAGACCGAGACACTTGGGACATGCTCCAATTTTGTCTTCGTCTAGGTAAACACCCCCAGACTTGTGTTACAACTACACCAAAGCCGACCAAGCTGGTCCGCGACATTATGAAGAACCCTAAGACGACTGTGACTTATGGTTCAACCTTCGACAACTCTGCTAACCTTGCTGCTACGTATCTGGAAGCTGTCAAGACGCAGTATGAAGGCACTCGCCTTGGTCGTCAGGAACTCTACGCAGAAATCCTTGATGAAGCCTCTGGCGCTCTCTGGACACGTCAACTCCTTGCTGGTTGCGAAGTTGAAGTTGATGACCCTCTAGAGTTTTCAAAAACCCTTAATCGTGTTGTTGTTGCTGTGGACCCTGCGGTGTCCTCCAACAGTGAAAGCGATATGACTGGCATCATTGTTGCCGGGATTGACGTTAATGGCGTCTGCTACAATCTGCAAGATGCTACTGATAGGTTTACACCAGAAGGTTGGGCTGCAAGAGCAATCGAACTGTATCACCTGTACGGGGCTGATCGTATTGTTGCAGAGCGCAATCAGGGTGGAGACATGGTTCGCTACACCTTCAAGACTGTAGACGAAACTATTCCAATTAAACTTGTTCATGCCTCCCGTGGTAAATTCGCCCGTGCTGAACCTGTCTCTGCTCTCTATGAACGGGGTAGGGTCAAGCACGTTAAAGGGCTAGATGCACTTGAGGACCAAATGGTACAATGGGAACCCCTTGGCTCTGTTGGTTCACCTGACCGTCTAGATGCTATGGTTTGGGCTATTACTGAACTTGCCCTTAAAGGCATTGCCCGTCCTGAACTCAACTTGGCCTATTCTGATGCGAAAGGTCTTTCCCTTAGAACTTAGGTAGTGATATGAAGAAACTCTCGGAAACTGCTGCCAAGATCGAACTTGGCGTGTATGGCAAGAATACGTACACGGGAGACATCCGCGCCGACGAGTTTCTTCAAGAACTCAAAGGTAAGAGGGCAATCCAGAAATACAGAGAGATGCGCGACAACAACGCGATTATCGGCTCTGTCATGTACGCTGTAGAACAAACCCTTCGTGATGTCAAGATTGATGTAGTTCCCTTCGACGAATCGGACGAAGCAAAGCAGGAAGCTGAGTTTCTCAAGTCTGTGCTTGACGACATGGACCACACTCTTGACGACCACATCTCTGAAGCCCTGTCGTACCTGACTTACGGCTTCTCTTGGTTTGAGGTTGTTTACAAGAAACGTGCGGGTGATGCCCGTAGCCCAAAGAAAAACTCTAAGTATGATGACGGTCGCATTGGCATTAAGAAGATTGCCATTCGCGCACCTTGGACTGTTGAAAGCTTTGAAGTAGATCAAAGCAACGGTGAAATTCTTGGCATGTGGCAAGAAGCTGCATGGGGCAAGAAAATCTCCATGATCCCCGTAGAAAAGTCCCTCTATTATCGCACAACGAGCTTGAACAATGATCCCTCTGGTCGCTCCGTTCTACGCAATGCCTTCGTATCTTACACATATCTCAACAAGATTCAGGGATATGAGGCTGTTGCTATTGAACGAGAGCTTCATGGTGTGCCTGTTGGCCGTATGCCTGCGGAGTATCTGAGTGGCGATGCAACATCAGATCAATCCAACCTGAGAAGCCAGTTTGAGCGTATCCTTCGTGACTTGAAAAACAACGAACAAGGTTATGCGCTTCTCCCTTCTGACCTTTATGTCGATGCAGATGGTAAACCTACCAATCAGCGTCTTATGGACATCGAACTGATCACTGCAAATGGATCACGGTCTATTGATATTGACCCTGTTGTCAAGCGTTACCAACACGATATTGCTCGTAGCCTTATGGCTGAGTTTCTTATGCTTGGTTCTGGCAGCGGTTCTTATGCCCTTTCCAAGTCTAAGACAGACATCTTCCTCCGCTCTCTCGAAAGCTACATCAACTCTGTTGTAGACGTGCTTAACAAGCAGCTTGTAGAGCGTCTGTGGCAATTGAACGGTCTGTCTTGGAACACTATGCCTAAGCTTGTTGCTGGTGATGTTGCTCCGCACGATCTTCGTGAGATTGCAGCCTTCTTGCGCAACCTTAATGGCGCGGGTATTGAAGTCCAAGATCAAGTTGAGGTTGTTGAAGACCTCATGGGTATTGCTGAAATCGAATTTGATCCTCGTAAATATGAGGCCAAAATCGAAGAAAAGAAAGCCCAACAAGAGGCAATGCCTGAACAACAACCTGTTTAATTGGAGGCGATGATGCCTGTAACGATCTCTCTTTACAACCACACGGCTCGTCGTTTTGCGGATGGTAGCAACGCTGTTGGTGACACATATAAGCTGGCCCTTTACTCTGCTGCCACTTTCGATGCCACCAACACTACTCTCGCAGGCGTGACGGGAACACAACTTTCTACAGCAAACGGTTACACCTCTGGTGGCCAAGCCCTTGCTAACGTAGCAGTCACGACTGTTACTACCAACGATGCCAAGTATGATGCTGACGACGTTATCTGGACTGCTTCTGGCGGTGACATTACAGCCTCGTATGCTATCCTCTACAATGATACTGATGCTAACGACCCTCCGCTGGCATTTATTGACTTTGGTGGTAGCCAGTCGGCTGGTGATACGACAGATTTCAAAGTTATTTGGAACGCAAGCGGTATTTTCACCTTCACTGTTACCTGATAGGTTCTGAAAATGACAAAACTCGTTAACCGCGCTAAGATGACTACAGCCACAACTGGCTCTGGGACTATTACCCTTGGGTCTGCGGTTAGCGGGTATCAAACTTTTGCTGCTGCTGGTGTTGCTAACACTGACGTAGTGCGTTACGTCATCGAAGATGGTACTGCTTGGGAAATTGGTACAGGCGTCTATACGTCATCCGGTACTACCCTTACAAGGACGTTGACTGAAAGTAGCACAGGTAGTCTATTGAACCTCTCTGGTTCTGCTGTAGTTTATGTCTCTGCAACTGCCGCTGAAGTCTCTCCTAAAATCCGTCGTCATGATTGGACAGGCACTTACTCCTATTGTGGGACTGCCCTTGAAGGTTCCGCTGAGAGTAGCGCCGTTTGGTCAATTACTCGTATTCAATTCAACGGGGCTGGTGCCGTTGTTAGCACAGCCTACGCTACCAATGTGGCGTGGACAGACCGCACTACAGCAACGTATTCGTAAGGAAACTTAGATGCCAATCCTGAGCAAAAATCCCGTAACTGTTGACGGCAAAACCTATGATCGCATCGCTGTTTCTCTAGCAATTAGCCCTGTTTTCTTTTCTGATGATCTTGGGCCTTCCGTTGCTGTTCGCCTTGAGTACTACTGCAAAAACGAAGATGGCACTGTAGAGAAACTTCCGGGCCATAGCGTTGCTCTTAACCACACTGCCCTTGCACCAAGCGATGTTCGACTTGAGCAAATGGTTAAGGATATGTTGGTCCAAATTCAAGGTATCGTAGACGAGCGAGGTCTCTAAAATGGCAAACCGCTGGGCTGTAGCCAACGGAAACTGGTCAAGCACAGCTACGTGGAACGGTGGAACACTCCCCACCAGTGCGGATGATGTGTTTTCTGGTGGATTTACTGTTACTATTGACCAAGACGTTACTGTATTGTCCCTTCGCAATGCGGCGGATACAGGGATTACTGCTGGTGGCGGCTTCACTCTAACTGGCAACTTTACTGTCACCTGCACGGGCCTTGGTTTTCAAGCTAACTCTGTAAACCTTTTGACTTATAACGGGACTGGTACAGCCAGCCTCAGCGGCACGCTGAGCCACACAACCGCGACGACGGCGAGCGTTGTTGTTGTGACGCATTCGAGTTCCGGGACCCTCAACATCTCTTCGACCGCCGCAGACATCGTAGGTGGCAACGTGGCGTCCCGCCTGCCTGTGAACTTCACAGGGACAGGCATCCTCAATGTGACTGCGAACCTGCGGTCGGCTACGGGTTCTGCGATTGCGATGTCTGGCATTGGTGGTCGTCTAACCATTACCGGGAACCTTACAGGTGTCGGTTCGGTCGCCTGCCTAATTATCACTGCTGGCACTGACCAGACCCTGACTGTTGTAGGTAATGTTCAAGCTGGGGTTACAGGCGAAGGTGTAGCTGTTTCAACTACCGTCTTACGTCTTGTTGCATCCGTAACCGGAAACATTACTGCTGGGACTGGTTCCAACTCACATGGTTTTGAATTTGCTGGTAGCTCCACTGGTTCCGTAACTGTTGTCGGTAATATTACTGGTGGTTCGGGATCAGGTGGCACTGGTATAATCTTGACTGGTGGCTCTAACCTGACTGTGACAGGGAACCTGACGGGCGGTTCTGGATCAAACACATCTTACGGTGTCTCTGCCTCTGCAACGTCAGTTTGTGATCTAGCAGGGACGTTTACAGCCAGTAGTGTTGGCGCTCCGAGCATAGTTAACATTTCCTCCGCGACAACAGCGATAAACTACATCCGGGGAACCGCGATCAACAACGGCCCCTTCATGGCTTTTCTCCTTGCCAGAATGACTTGGGGAACGACTGGGGACGAAAGCCTGAATACTGGCCTTAATACTTGGACGTTCTACTCAGCTAACAACTCCCCCCGTATCATGTATCGTCCGGATCAGTTCACCGAGTTCCCAGCGGCCTCTGACGTTGCTCTTGGAGTTACCTACGGCCCCAACGACGAAATTGTGGGGACTTTGGTGTCTACACCTTCTCCCTCTGAGGTTGCTGCCGCTGTTTGGAGTTACCTACGAACCAACGCCACAACATCAGGCTCTATGGGCGAAAGACTAAAGGACGCAGGAACGGTGGCGACAACCGGAGCGCAGATCGCCGGGTTTGAGGTATAAAAAATGCTTGGATTCAACCCTCTCGCTTCTACCCCGCTTGGCGATGATGGAGTTGCATCCCTAGCTCCCGAAGTAAATATCAACGTCCCATCGTCTGCGATACTCTTAAGCGCAGAGACACCAAGTGTGTCTGTTACGGTTAATCTACAAGTTCCTGTAACAGATACTCTAGTTTCTGCACTACAACCTACCATTTCAACAGGTGCTTCGCTCTCTGTTGGGTTTACAAACACTGACGTATCGGTCTTTAACCCGACTATCTCAACAGGCGCTTCAGTTTCTGTTGGAACTACAAACACCAGCGTCTCCGCATTTGAACCAACTGTTCTAACAGAGGTTCTGGTAAACGTTCCTGCATCAACATTGCAGATTGGGTCTGCAAGCCCAAGCGTATTTGTAGATCAAATAGTAAATGTCCCGAGTAAAGGGGTTGCACTACAAGTAGGACAGCCTAGTGTTGTCTCTGGTAAGAAAGTTGACGTTGGGTCTGCACAGATCGCTGTCGCAGCTTATGCCCCAGAGATTTTCCGTAGTGCAACGATTATTGTACCTTCTACCAACCTTTCTGTTGGCACAGGTACTCCCGCTATTCTCACCAGCGTAATTGTAAAGCCACAGACTGTCAACGTAAGCTTACTGGCTTTGGCTCCTGCAACTCTAACAGGGTTCAGTGCTAAGGTTCCTGTTAAGATTACAAGCATTGTTGGCCAGAATCCTATTGGCGCTGGCACTGTTGGTCAAAGACGTGTTGTGTCCATTGATAGCGACACTTCTACTAACGTTGTTGTTATTGACACAGAAAACTCTTCTACTACCAACAATAGCGATAATAACGTTGTTGTCCTTGATAGAGATAACTCTCTTACTACAAACAATAGTCAAAATGGGGTGTCGATAGATGACCTTTACAATCAAGCAGTCTGACACATCCCCCTCTCTGCAAGCAACTCTTAAAGATGCTGCTGGGACTGCTATAAACCTTAACGGCTGCACTGTCAAGTTTCACATGAAGTCTCTTGCTGGTGCAATCGTAGTAAACCAGACTATGACTATCGTCAACGCCTCTGGTGGTGTAGTTAGATACAATTGGCAACCTGCTGATACTGATGAAACAGGCACCTTCTACGCTGAGTTTCAGGTTACATACTCTGACCTTTCCGTAGAAACCTTTCCTAATACTGGAAACATTGTCATCATGATTATCCCGGAGTTGAACTAATGGCTGATTGGGGACACTACCTTTTGAGGGATAGCTACTTTTCTATCGCTCAAAGTCAACTCGACGGATACTCTATGGTCCATGTGACAGGGTACAATCCCGACGTTGACTCTGGTGCAGATGAAACAGTTTGGAGTGCTGGTGGCCTCTATCCTTGGTCTGTTTGGGATTCGACCCGTGTTGTCACTGTCGTCTCTGCTTCTAACTTAGACCAAGGTTCTGTAGTTGTCTCGGGCCTTGATGCTAGTTACAATGCGATTACAGAGGAAATCAATTGTGCTGGTACTACACCCACAACTGGCTCTGTTCAATTCAAGCGTGTAAACTCTGCTGTTTATAAGAACGGTGTTGCCAACAATGCTGGTGCAATTACTCTTACAGGCAATGGCAACACTATCGGAACAATTGAAGCTGGTATTGGCCAGACTTTGAATGGCATCTACACTGTCCCTGCTGGGTACACTGCCTACATTGTAACTGGCGACTTTAGTGTTCAAAAGGGTGAAGACTCACAGGTTCGTTTCTTTGTTCGCCCCTTTGGCCAAAGTTTCCGCATTGTTCACATTGGTGAAGTATACCAAGGCACTTATCGGTATGACTATGTTGTTCCTGTGGCAATGCCAGAGAAGACTGACCTAGATGTACAAGCTGCCCTTGTAGAAACCAACAACACACGGGTGACTACAAACTTCTCTATGATTTTGGTGAGAAACAATGCCGTACAGTAACAACGATGAACTGCCCAAAGCAGTACGTAGTAAACTCTCCTCTCACCAACAGTCTGTTTTCCGCAATGTCTTTAACTCCATGATGGAACAAGACGGGATGACTGAAAGCAGGGCTTTTGCTGGTGCTTGGTCTCAAGCCAAACAAGCTGTTGAGAAAGCCCTGTATCAAGGTAAAGACGTTGAACTTGACAAACCTTTCCGTATGCCTGCTGGCTCCACCAAAAAGTTTGGCGTCTATGTTAAAGATGGCGACAAGGTAAAGAAAGTCACGTTTGGTGATCCTAACATGGAAATCCGTCGTGATGATCCTGATGCTCGCGCTAACTTCCGCTCTCGCCATTCTTGCGACACTGCAAGCGACAAAACAACACCCCGCTACTGGTCCTGCCGTATGTGGGAAGAAGGTACTTCGGTCTCCGAAATGACCAACAAGGTCCAGATCGAAGGTCAAATCCTTAAACAGATGGACGAAGAGCGTCTAGCCTTTGGTTGGGCTTACGTCTCTACTGTCAAAGGTGAACTTAGCCTAGATCACAGTGGCGAGTTTATTCGTCCTGATCAGATTGCTAAAGCCGCTACTGATTTTATGCTTTCCATGAGAACCGCCAAGGCTATGCACACTGGCGAGAAGATTGGGGAAGTTGTTCATTCCATGCCCTTGACGAATGATATTGCAAAGGCATTGGGTATCCAATCGGACCGCGAAGGTTGGGTAATCGCACTGAAAGTCTATGACGATCAAGTGTGGCAAGATGTTAAAAGCGGTAAACTGGCTGCGTTCTCGATTGGCGGACGAGCCTTGAAGGAGATGGTGTAATGCCCACCGAACTCGTAAACTTGGAACTTGAAGAAGTTTCCTTGGTCGATATGGGTGATGACCCACTCGCTAAGGTTGCTCTCTACAAGCGCAGCCCGGAAGGGGAACACATGGAAGACGAAAAAGTTGAAGACCTTGACCTTGAAAAAGGTATGAAGGAAGAGAAAAAAGTCGAAATCGAAATCGGTGACGACGAAGAAGAAGACATGATGGAAGACGATATGGAAGGCAAGAAGCCTGCCCGCAAGTCTTGGAAATCTGAGGCCCTTGCTTTTGAAGAGGCCAACAAAGTTCTTCTGGAAGAGATTGAAACCTACAAGGCCAAAGTCGTTGAACTTGAAGCTGCTGTAGTTTCCAAATCGGCTCCCGCCGAAGAGATGATTGAAGTTGAAGGTGAGATGATTGCCAAGTCGGCCATCCCAACTCCGATCCTCAAAAAACTAGAAGAGATGCAAAAGGCTGCTGAAGTCGAAGCTCTCCGTAAGCGCGCTGAAGAGGTTCTCCCGAACTTTAAAGGGACTGCTGATGAGCGTGGTAAACTCTTGAAGTCGATTGGTACGGATGAAGCCCTCCTTGCCATCCTTCGCGCCGCTGATGCTGCTTTTGCTGGCATCTACCAAGAAGTCGGCAAAACAGACGCAGAAAACGACCTTAAATCTCCCACTGAAAAGCTTAACGACATGGTTAAGGCTTATCAAGAAGATAAGAAGGAAAAAGACTTCTATAAAGCGTATGCTGCTGTCATCAAGACTGCACAGGGCAAATCCCTGCTGCTTGAAACCTACAAAAAGTAATTAAGGAGCCTCAAAATGGCATTTACTGAGCGTATGGCTACCCGTACCTATATCTCTGGTTCGGCTGTCACCCAATTCCGTTTCGTTACCCTTGCTTCCGATGGTCAGGTTGACCACACGGGTGACGGTCTTCGCGCTGATGGCGTGGCCCTGATGGCTGCTTCCGGTGCTGGTACGGCTATTACTGTTGCTTACGATGGTCGTGTGACTGTTGAAGCCGAAGGTTCGATCAGCCGTGGTGCTGCTGTTGCTTCGGACGCTTCGGGCAAAGCTGTGGCCGCTGGCACAGGCGACATCATCCTTGGCACGGCTCTGGAAGCTGCTGCTGATGGTCAAATCATCACGGTTGAAATCCGCCGTGACGGCACTGCTTCTGCCTAATCTAGTTTAAAAAGGAATACTACAATGGCTATGCTGACTCCGAGCGCCGTTCATATCGACGCCCCGCTTACTAACCTGACGATTGCTTTCCTGCAAGACGCTAACGGCTTTATCGCTGACCGCGTTTTCCCGAAAGTGTCGGTTTCCAAGAAGTCCGACAAATACTACATCTACAACCGCGCTGACTTCAACCGCGTTGGTCAGGTGCAGGCTCGCGCTCCGCGCACACAAGCTCCTCGCGTTGGTATGTCGCTCTCGCAGGACACCTACCTGACGGACGTTTATTCGCTGGCTACAGACTTCGACTTTGAAACTCTGGCTAACGAAGATGCGGCTCTGGACATCCGTTCCGCTGGCGCACAAATGCTGACCCACCAACTCCTGATCGACCGTGAAATCAAGTGGGCTTCGACCTACTTCACTGGCGGTGTCTGGGGTACGGATTGGGATGGTGTTGCTTCGTCCCCGTCCTCGACTCAGGTCATTCAGTGGTCGAACTACTCGACCTCGACCCCGATCCAAGACGTTACCAACATCATGCGGACTGTGCAACTCAAGTCGGGCGGCTTCAAGCCCAACGTCATGGTTGTCGGTAAAGAAGTCCGTGACACTCTGGTCAACCACCCCTCGATCCTTGCCCGCCTGAATGGTGGCGCGACTGTGACGAACACTGCTCTGGTGACGGATGCCAAACTGGCTGAAATCTTCGGCGTGGAAGAGTTCCTCGTCATGGAGACCGTGAAGAACACTGGTC